CTAACGTGTATATATTCCATCAGAACAACTCCTTTGCAAAAACCTGTTGTGTTTCCCGCGAAATCCAATAGGCTTTGTATCTCTTGCCTTCCGCACTTACTCGCCACTCTGAACGAATATCTATACCGTCTTTTAATCGAAGCATAGATACATAGTCTCTTACTGATACAATTTTAAATTTGGTAAAACCGTCAAAGGCGGTAAGGGTGTTGCCGGCCTGTAGGTATTCAAGGACGCGGAGCTTGTTATCCATTACTCGCCCCTCAAATAATAATATTCAAGAACCTTTAACTGCCCGGAAAACTCTTTCGCAAGAAACCTTCCGATAAGTCTATGGGCTTCGCTTGGAGTGTTTGCCTGTATCTGTTCTTTTTTCTTTACACCGTCTTTTGATAATGTTGTTATGGTAGTGTGTGGCATTATATTTCTCTACTTCCCAATATCTGACAATCACTCGCCCTTTTAGCTTTATCACGAGCCATATTCTCCGACAAAGCCCAAGTGTAAAAATTAAATATATATCCGCCATCTGTCTTTAAAATAATGCAATATTCTTTCATTACCATTCTCCTCTTGCTTGCGCCGCTTTGCCTTCTTCCGATAGCTCCATCATATCTTTCGACGCACCCTCTTTATTGTCTTTATATTCCTGCCAGAATGGGCTTGTGTCAATTCCGAAGGTTTCTTGAACGACTTCATCAACCCTTTTCATATACTCGGCAAATTCGGTCTTTGTAAGGTCTGATGTTGTGGCTTCTTCTATTGCCTTAAACTTGCCTCGATCAAAAATCTTTTCAGCGAGGATATGAGTTTTTAGGTCTATGTGAAGTGCTTCCGGTGAGAAGTGTCCCTGGTCTTTAAGCCCGGCATCGTTTATGAGCCAGTTTAAATACACCCAATATAGGGAGTTTTGTGGAAGACTTCTTTGCGAACCCCACTTGACTGATACCAAGCTATCCTTTGGAGGTAACTTCGCATTAAAACGCAGTTTTGCGAGAAATTCGCCGTTATCCTTTTTAGTCGCCAATACTTTTGCCGTTACTTTAGGCATTGAGGTCTACACTTTCATTTTTGTCTTTCTTCTGTTCAAAAATATAGAACGGTGTATTCGGGAACATATTAAGTTCAATAAATTCCTTGCCCTCATCTGTCTTTTTATATGTGCCGACCTTAAACCACTTTGCTTTTTTCTCGCCGTCTTTCTCGTATTCCCTTTTAGTGCAAATGTCTTTATAGGTCATTTTATTTTCCTTTCAGTTGAAATTTTATTATTGTTGTGTGTTTTTTGCAATTACAACTCCGGCATAAGGGTTGTATATTTTCAATATAATTACTGCCATCTTTTGACAATGGGATAATATGGTCTTCGCTTAATATAATATTCGGCTCCTTTCCATTACACGCCGGGCAAGTGTAATTATATTGTTTTTTTAATAATTCCCATTCGCCAAAAGTATGTGAACCTTCTGCCTTATTTTTTCTTGCTCTCCTACAAGCATTATGATATCTTCTTTGAGCAATGCGAGATGGCAATTTTTCTCTCATTTTTTCATATTCCTGATAATATTCTTTACGTTCCTGTCTCCGACATTTTTGACGTTCCAAACATTTTTCTTTATTGTTAGCATAATATTTTCTTACGCGTTCCGCATGTTGTTTCTTGTGTGCTAAATGCCATTTTTTATTTCTCTCTCTACTAATATCTTTATGTTCAGCATACCATTTTTTATTACGGTTTTTCCAATATACTTTTGGATTTTTCTTCCACACTCCATTTTTCCAGTTCATTTGTCCTCGTAATAAAAAATGACAGGTTTCAGATGGTTAGAAGAAGAACGATTAAGTCCTTCACATCTTACGCCTGTCATTGTTTTATACATAAAAATATCGCCCTTCTTCTAACACTTTAAGTATAACACATTATTTGGATTTGTCAATAGCAAATCGCTTATGACAAAAAGGACATTCTACTTGCGATTTCAGAATTTCGGCAAGACGCTCTTTCTCTTTACGCTCTGCTTCTGCTTTTGCCCTTTCCTTAGCTTTTTCAGCTTGTGCCTTTTCTTCGGCGGCTTTACGTTCCTTTTCAACCTTCGCTCTTTCGATAGCCAATTTCTTCTCCTGCGCTTCTCGTTCTTTGCGATTTTCTTCTTCAATGGCTTTTCTTTCTGCTTCTGCTTTTTCACGTTCGGCTTGTGCTTTAGCGCGTTCTTTAGCAAGGACGACTTCCTGTTTCTTGCGCTCGGCGGCAACTTTCTTTTCACGTTCTACCGCCTCGGCCCGGAGCTTCTCATTTTCAAGACGTGCTTTTTCCAACGCTTCTGCGTCCGCTTTCTCTTTGGCTATGCGTTCATCTTCCATTCGCTTTTCGATTTCAAGGCGCATAGCTTCTTCTTTCTTTTCCTTCTGACATTCTACAAAATGCTCTTGTCTATCTAAAAAATCCTCGATAGGCTTAATAAGAGAAGTCAAAACCTTAGCAACAGCGTCTATGGTTTGACCTTCCCTCAGGGCTTCTTCCTTTAGTCTCTTGCGAGCTTTTTCAACATCTATCCTTTTTTCTCTTAAAAATAACCTTCCCTCTCTGGCCATTGCCATTTCAGCCGTTTGTGTTTCTTTGGTAACGACGATTGCCTTTGCCTTCTTTTCCCAGTCCGAAGCTATCTCAAAATAGTCCTGAAATTTCTCAAGGATAAACTTCGCCTTTGTAGGCTCAAGGTTGCTTTCCTTAACTATAACCGCCAACTGATTTTCCTTTACGACTTCAACTTTAGCCATTACTTACTCCTTATCTGTTCTACAACATCGTCTAACTGCTTACAGAAAACTTCAAGTTCTACTCGTAGGGATTTTAAAAACTTCTCATCGGGTTTTACCCTAATAAGCAACGGTTTAAGACCCGGATAGAACGAGAAGAAATCCACCCATTTCCGACCCGTAACGAGCAACTGGCCCTGGACTTGCTGAAAATAATCTGTCGGTAACGTGCCGTCAAGAATATATCCAACATGGACGGCTGACGAAGGGCATTTGATTTCTATTGCTCCGTTCTTCCCTATTAAACCGTCCGGGCTGCAAGCGAAAAGTCTTTTATCGTCATAGAAGCATACACCGACAGTTTCGACAGTTGAGCCTGTCATAAGCTCATACATCGACCGGGCCTCTGCTTCCATTTCAATACCGCGCTGCATGGCCCCATTTTGATACTTTTCTTCGGTAATGCCCGACACCCGTTCGGCGGCCAGGCTATACATATACTTCTGACGTTGTTTGGAAGGATCGCCTTTGGTAGTGATAATCATATCGAAGGCACTCGCCGTGGGTATACCTGCTCTGCACTTGCGCCATTCTTCTGTTCCCTGCACCACGTTTTCTATTATCATTTGGCCTTCTTTACCGCACTAATGGCGATCACAGCCTGTTGAAATTTCGCTTTCGGCAAGTCAACAAGCTCTTTAATGCTGAATTTTGAACAGAATTTCTCTAAAGACACGCCCTTGTCGGCGCACATATCGACGAGTTGCGACTTCTGTTTTTCGTCTATATATTCTGTCGCTGTTGCCTTGCCATCGTCGTCCATGTCCTCCGTGGCGAGTCCGGTAGCCATAAGCAAGGTATATCTTTCGAGATAGCTCGCCGTGCTTCCTAATGATTGGATAGCATTCTTCCCTCCGGAGTCATCTAATGGGCCTGTAAGCGAAAATTCCTCGCTATGACCCTTTATGTGCGTTATCTTGCAGGTTACGGTTAGCTTTCCTTCGGCTTGCTTTGAGGGCCAAGATACGGAAAGTCCATTTTTGCTCAACCCGGCAGTAATCGCTCTTACAATACTTGATAGGGTAGCGTGATTATATTTAACCGTGCCACCTGTTTTCGTAACGTAGTTGACCTTCTTATTTTTTAAAACTACCTCTGGTGCATGAGCCTTAAACTCCGACATGGCCGCGTGATAAGCTTTTCGCGCCTCCCCTGCCTCAAAGCGTTCCTTTAATAAGAGGAATTTTTCAAGCTGGTCTATCGGAGCATTTGTTCTGATGCCATAGTCTATTACTTGTGAAATGCTACTTGCTTCTACATCTATTATTTCATTCTTTTTCTCTGACATTTTACTACCCTACCTTTCTATTTTTCGTCCGGGTGTTGACGTTCAAAATACCTTTCTGCCCGTTCATTCTGTAAATCACAGTAAGCACAATCGCCACCGTGATTGATTATTTCCATCTCCGGCCTTGCCTCTCCGCAAAGTCGGCAATTTAAGGTATCTGGCGGCTTCATCACCTCTAAGATACTCTCGCCGCGCTTTACATCCGACACAAGTTTAATTTTTGTCTTCATCTTGTCCTCCGTCTTCTAACGTATCGTTTATATCACTCCAAAACCCATCCCATAATTCTTTTAGTTTGCGGAACATAGCCAATACCTCACATTTTTTACCCAATTTTTGTTTAGTGAATGTGCCGAGGGCGGGCAGTAACGACTTCCGAGAAACTCGATAAAGTCTTGATACTTGGTCTGCTTTAAGAACCGCCCTCGATTATTCCTTATAGTATTGAGGCATATCTTCCGGGCGTATGCCTTGTCGCCATGCGTATCTATGGACTTAATGCCGTAAGGATATTTGACTGAATTTTCAGCGCGATATATTGCATTGGCGATCTGCTCGTTGGTGTAGGCGAACACAGGCGATATATAGGAAAGTAACATTATTAAAACTACAATGGGAATGACTTGCGTTCTTTTTCCATTTCCGCGCCATACATCAAAAACCGGCAGATTTAATCGGCTATATGATTTACGTTCTGCCTTAGTCATAGACAAACAGGTCGTTTTTTCCCTTCTTTTAGGTTGTCTGCTTACAGAACAACAAGAAGCGGGCTTAAATTTCATAAAACCCCCTTTTAAGCGATTTAAGGCACGATAATTCAATATTGGTAGGTAGATATGTCTTTCCTAAAAAATGCCCTACTTTGTCGAAATTGCCTCTATAAAGTCGTATTCTCATTGCTTGCCTCGTTTGACTTGACAGACTTTTCAATGTATTCTTTTTCGGTTTTAGTGTTTTTTCTTAAATTGCATGTTTTGCAAGAAATAGCTAAATTTTCCCAATCATTACTTCCGTTTCGAGAGATTGGAATTTTATGTTCAATGTGTTCGTTTTCAAGGTTAATTGGTTTTAAGCATAAATAGCAAGTTAAAACCCCATATTTTTTTATGTTCTGTTCATAAAGTTTTTCAATTATAGGTGTAGTCAATTTTATACCACCTGCATATCTTCGATTGTGTCTTCTTACTAATTCATAGTAAGGATTTTTTGTTATGCACTCGTTATCTGCTTTTTTTGAGATAGAGGTGAAATTTGGACACCTGACACCTGTTGTGTTTTCGAACTGCTTGCAATCCTTTTTACAAGTCTTGCATAATCTATTAACTCCCTTAAATGCGCCTTGATTATTTCTCCCCATAAAACCCCTTTCAAAAAGTAATGGCCCTGACAAGCCGGCAAGCTAACACCTTACTATTATTTCGGGTGGACAGGTTAGTGTCATCAGGGCCACGATTGGTCAATAAAAATTCCTGTCTGCTTGCCGGTCTTTTTTCCTTCATAAATTTCTCTCCTTCAACTTACAAAAGAAAGTATACACTATGCCATAGAAAAAGTCAAGGGGCAAAGCAATCTTTTTTTGCCTCGCCCATTTTCTCGACGGAAGATTATTTCTTATTTTCTTTAGTTTTGTCTATATCTTCTATCGGGTCTGTGCGGGATTGGTCAGTCGGGTCAAAAGGCTTGCCGGTAGAGTAACCTATCCACAAGCCCTTTGGCCACCAACCTTTTAACCAACCCATAAAGCTCATTTTACTGTTCCAGCCGCCTTCGCCTTACTAAGTATGTATTCAATAAGTAAATTTACCTCACTCTTTCCTAACGCTACAAGTGAAACTATGCTCTGCGCCGCAATCTGCTCTATTACCCACGCAAGCTTCTCCTGACTGGATATATTCATTTCCCCAGCCTCTATGACAAGAGCCTCGACCTTTACGAGCCAATCATGTCCGGCTTTTGATAACAGATTTTCCGTTGCTACCAAGAAGTCCTGCATATACTTCTTTATCCAAGCCTCTAAGCCATCCTCTCCCTCGATAAACTGAATGATTTTATCCAGCCACGGTATACTTGATTTGCTCATAAACCCTCCTTTATTTACCTGCCATTTTATTTAATACTTCAAGAGATTTCCCTTGATAGTATTCAGGCGATTTATATCCCACCCACTTCGGTATTTTTAAAAAGATTATCCACATAGCGAATTTAATCCTATGCGATAAAGACATACCCGCTATACACGTCCACATATACCGGGTTACGGTATCTTCTTCGCTACCTTGAAAAATAAATGCACCTGTTATCGGGTCTTGTGTCATTTTATTTTAAACCCATCTACATTATATCCATCGGGACTTATGACTTGCCACATAAAGGCAAAGTTCATAATACAGATAGCTCTTGTAAACTTTGTAAACCATATAGATATTGGACAGAAACACCAAGATTGGTCACCCGATAACATAGGGTCTTTCCAGAAGTTTACAAAACTAAACTCATACCTCATCTCACAAGCCCCTGCGTTATGCCGAAGCCTTCTGACCCCAAATGTATATTGACCTTACATACCGCCAATACGATAAGTAACACTACTACCCAGATAATCCACCAACACCATACTGGTATTTTCATATATTCTCCTTTATGGTAACAACTGTTTCATTACATCTGTAACGTCCTTTGACACTTGAAAATCCGGCAATCGGGTTGCGATAATGTCGACTATCTTGCCTACGATTATCCTTTCTATAAAGTTCATTTTTATGGTTCCAGCATCTTCAAACTTTGCGATAGCATCCATTACAAACTTCTTTCGCTTATCGCAAGTTATTGTTCCGTCTAAGGCCATCTGCTCTGCCTCTTTGACTATTGGCTCAATTATTGGAGCAAACTTCGCCCACCATACCTGTAACCCTGCCCACGCTAAAGCCATCGCTCCGGCTATCTCTTTCCAATTTATGTGCATCTTATCCCCCTTTCGGTGTCTTATTCGTTATAATAATCCCCAGCACTACTACAAAACAGAGTAATGAAAGTATTTTTACATAGTGTATATGTTCAGGTGTTATCGTCCACATTTAGTAACCGCCTTCAAGCTTTAAACTCTTACGTCTTTCGACTTCAACTTTCTTCTTACGTTTTCTGCGTTCGTCTATCGGTGTGCAGAAATCACAATGTTCATTCGTGCAAAAACAAAATAACACAAGAGGCTTTAAACTTATAGGACGAATAGACAGTGTGCCTTTAAGATAAAAAGGTATATTTTCGTCGTCCGCGCAAATCGGACAGGCGTTCGGATCGCTGGATTCCATTAGCATTCCTTGTCCCTCTTTCATCTGTCTTTCCCTGCTATACCTGCTATACCCTGCATGCCCTGTATGCCCTGTATTCCCACAGAACCCTTATCTCCCTTTTCGCCTTTGGAAAAGAAAATTACATCTTCAAGCCTATCTAATCGCTTTATATTCGTCTCTGCTATGTTAGAGAGCCTAGAAGTAAGAGATATTATCTTTTCGTTATTCTGTATGGACATATTATACTGCCCTATTAAAATACCTGCTCCCGCAATGGCCACGGTTACTATAACGCTCCGCCAAAACTTACCTTCTTTGATATGCCCCTCGATCTCGGAGTGGCGTTTATAACATTCTGGCTGTAGGACTTCTTTATCTTCCATTTTTTACATTCTCCCCATACTCTCACCTACCCTCATTAGAATAGGATAACTGCAACCTGATAGAATGAGGCATAGAATTATTGCTAAAAGTATCTTCATATTACTCTTTTGGTATTAACGCTAACTTCGCAGTTTAATTTGTTGAAACCGTTGCCCCACGGATTTTCAATCTTTGCCCATTAGAATACCCTTCCGTCGCTGCCGCAGGTTCTCTCTTAATTGTAGTCGCTCCTGTTCCCGTCCCAGTTGTGGAGACAACAACATAGGTATATATATTCACATCTAAAACAGTAATTGTGGCAGTGGTATTAAAATTAGTTTGACTGTTTCCTGATACGGTTACGAAGTCCCCTGTTGAAAATCCGTGTGTAGGGTAATAAACCGTCGCTGTTGTGCCTGCCGCAACAATCGCATATCTGATTTTATACGCCGCACCCAATCCTGGACCACCGCTTGAACCTCCATAATTTGTGGCGAGTGTCATAGTTGTATTAGTCAATACGGATGAAATTATATACCAATTACTATCAGGAAGTTGTATGAGCCTTCCGTTCATATCCGAAGTCCAAGTTGTGCCTGCACCTAATACAGCTGTTGAGCCATTGATTACCTGTGAAATTGTGCCTGTCGTATAGTCAGCCACAAAGGTCGGTGTTTGTGTTGTCCCTGTGAAAGTCGGCCCTGGAGTTGTCCCTCCCGATATACTTATTGTCTTGCCTGTCCCCCATAGAGTAGTTCCTCCTGTCCCATCCAAAGAAAGAAGTAAACTCATAAGATAATCAACCGATGCCTGTGAGAGTGCCATACTACTGGCAATGATATTTCCGTTTATAATTTTGGTTGTTCCTATCGCTCCAAAGTTCGTCAAGTCAGGTGAAACGGTAGTTGCGGCTAAGTTAAAAGCACCATTCAGAGTAATAAGTTTTGGGCAACTAAAAGAAGTAATTGATACTCCAGGATTGATACCAAGAGCACCTGTACAGGTTGTATAATTGGGTAAATTAATTGAAGGGACTCCAGAACAAGCTGCGATAGTTAATGCGCCACTGGTAACAAGATTTGATAAGTTGATAGCATTGATTACGGTTTGACCGGTGCCCCCAGTTAAAGTAAAAATTCCCACGACCGTAACTAAAGAAGAGAGGTCTAAAGTATAGGGTGTCACGCCATTTAAAGCGGTATCAGTAAGACTAAAAGTCCCCAAGACTGTGGTTAGAGCCGAAAGATTAGGCGTTGATGTCCAAGCCCCCTGTATAGTGAAATTACTTCCTACAAATTGCAGACTATGTAAGTCAAGAGTTGTGAAACCAACATTAGCGACTATCTGAAGAACACCACCAACATACTGACACGCTGAAAAATCCACGGAAGTTAATGCTGTGTCTGAGGAAGGAAAGCTAAGAGTGCCAATAATATTTGTGCAATTGGGGGCTGAAAAAGAAGTCAGTGCTGTACAAGCCGCCACATTGATTTGTCCTGCGTCTGATAAGGCAGGGAGGCTAACGGAAGTAAGAGCAGGAAGTGTAGATAGCAATAACCCTTGACTTGACCCAGGGGCGTGAACTAAGTTAGCGGCAGTAAAAGAAGTTAAAAGCGGGCAATAGGCAATATATATACCTCCCTGAACAAGCGCAGGAAAAGCTATGGATGTGCATTTCTGTAAATACTGAAGACTTATCTGTGCCGTACAGAAAACAAGGTCGTTGAAGGATATGCCAAGTAAACTTTTATAATACGCAACTGTAGAATTTAGTTCTGCGTAAGTTATACCTTCGCATCCCTTCCCAACTACAACTGGATTAGTACCGCTTGCTGTTATATTAGGAATATACCGTGAGCGTGGGACTATATTAAGAGGAGATGTAAGGTCACCTGTATAAGTTATAGAAAGAGAGTCAGTTGAAGTTTCGTCTATTGTTGTCCCTGTTATAGCCGCAAATGACGGGCTGTCGCCTGACTTGTAATAGGTAGAATTATCCGCAGAGAGAACCGAGCCATTACCTTTGATGAAGCCTGTGAGGTTTGTGGTAGATGAGGTTGTAAGATTGTCAATAGTCAAACTTCTATCTGGAAAAGTATAGGTCTTGTCTGCGGTAGATAAATCAGCGACAGAGAATATTCCATATAGGGTTGGAGTTGCCCCACCTTCTAAAATCTTTAGTCCTGTCCCCGTTATCGCCCCTGCTCCGAGAGTGCCTGCTGTCAGAATGTTATTTGCCGCTGTCCCGTCTGTCCCTGACCAGAGATGGCCGTCAGAGGTTATGCGCCAGCGCTCTGCCAAAGATGTTCCGTAAGTATAAAATGACATATACCCAGGATATTTATTTGTAACTGGGGTTGCTGCTCTGAAACTTATGTATGCACAAGTGCTGGAAAGACTACCATTATATAACATTCCTGATAAGGTAAGAATAAAGTCATCTACTTGAACTGCTGTTTCGCTTCCTATCGAACCTCTTGTCCTATAACCTCTTATATTAACTCCTGTGTTTGCATAATTGGAAGATGATTGAGCTAAAAACGCATTACCACCAAAAGAAGTGGGAAGTATTCCAACTCCTACTCCATTGTTAAATTTACCATATCCACTCGTCGCCAAATTCCCGCTCGCATCTACTGTAGCCTGACCTGTTGAACCAAAGGAAGCACCTGCGGCAAATGGAATGCTGGCCGTGGTAGTTGTAGTGCCATCTTTTTTAATGTAGGCGGAGAGGTCGGGGGCCGCGCCTTCGATCAGCGTGCCATTAGCGTCCGTAGCCACTACTGCCTTGCTTTTAAGGCCTGTCAAAGTAAGGCTATCTGTCTGATACCCTGCGTAGCATAGATAAGGAGTTAGACTAATTACGATTAAAGCCACTAAACATAGATATAATTTTCTCATTAGGGAAGATTAGCTCCTTTGGAAATCCAATTTCCTGACTCGTATCTTTCAAAAGATAAGTTATCCCCATCCCTGACTATGCGCCAAGAGCCTTCGGTAGTCGGATCGCCGAGATATAGAGATTCGTCAGCGTCTAAGACATTCATCAATTTATAGAACCAGCCGCCGTTAGACCAACCACCCATTAGGTTTTTTTCCTTAGTTCCGTAAGTGTTGCAAGTTTCTTGTTTACATCTCGTTCTTTTATAGCAATAAGCTGTTTTTCCTCATCAAGTGCAATCTTGCGTTCTTCTAATTCCTTGTTGTCTTGTTCTATGCGCTCGAATTGAGAATTTATCATTTCCTTGTCGGTATCGTTCTTGGCTTTTTGAGCGAGTGTTTCTTCGTGAAGTTTTAAGGTGTCCTGATATTTAGCGTCAACTTCAACTTTCTTATTGGCAATCATTATCATTGTGCTGTCGGTTTCTTCTTTAAATGCCTTTACTGCATCCGATTCCTTCATTAAGGTCCATTCCCTTTTTACTAAATCTTCCTGTTTGCGCTTGACTTCACCCTGATCGTGAGTGATTTTTACCGTGGCAGTAGCGACCTCTGCTTCCCGGCGTGTTATATTGGCTTCCCTGGTATTTAGATGTATGGTCTTTTCTGCATTGAGCCTGTCGGTTTCACTTGCGCGCGCCATAACGCTATTAGCTTCGTTCTTTAACCTTTTTATGTCATTCTCAAAGGCGAATTTTTTAGCGTCAAAGTCTACCTTGTCATTATCGAGCGTTGTCCGGGACTGGCTTATTTGCTTTGATACCTCTTGCACCTTCCTTAATATCTCATCAGCTTCAAACTTCTTATTGGCGGAATATCTGTCTGCGTCCTTCTTGATTTCCCCGGCCTCGGCAACGATAGCTTTGGCCTGATCCTGCGCCGAAGCGATCACGGCTTTAGCTTTAGCGTCAGCGTCTAAGAGCTGGACATTTAATTCTTTGACAAGGCCCAATTTCCGGGCGTTAAGTTCGTCAAGTTCGATATTGACCTGCGCAAGCTGTGAATACTTTTCTTTGACCTGATCCTCTAATGTAGCCATATTTTATACTCCAAATTTAGGTTGAATTACGACACTCATATTTATTATGGTATCGACGACCATATTAGTTAAGTCGGTGATTTTAAATCGTATATAGGAAACGCAGATGGGTTGTAATGGCCCACCTTGTAATAGCTGTGAAGTAAGCGCAGTTGCTATATCACCCACGCTTGCCGGCTTAAACCAGTTCGTGCCGTCTACTGATTGCTGCATCTCGATTTTCACGCTCGGCAATCCTGTTCCCGACATTTTGTAAATAATAGCGAAGTCATTCACTCCGCCGAATTTAAAGGTATCGGTATAGATAAAATTTCCTTTGGGGATAGCAATATTAACTGATCCGCTTAACTTCTGTGTGTATGCTTGGGGTTCGTTCAAGTTTAGTTTCCTCCCAAATTAGTTAGGTCGATTCCTTGCACCTTACAGACATTGTTAATTGCCATTAAATCATCTGCTGTCGCTATACCCTGCCCTATTAACCATTGGGCATACTGATATAACCCTGCGAAATCCTTAATCGAAACATAAGCTATTATCGCCGCAAATTCAAAGCGGAGATTGACATTAGATAATCCACCTGTCAAAAGAAGTTGAGCGAGGGCTGTTTGAAATGCCACTACGTCAAAAAGCGCAGGAAGCGGAGTATCCGGCAAAGCATTTACTAAAGCTAATATCGCCGCTATATCAGGTTGCATATTTGTAGTTACCACTAATTCCCTCGTATCACTATGGTAGCAAAGTCCTCTTACATTACCCGACAGGCTTCCGTTAAGACTCCCTAATCTACTTATCTGATTTTGTGTTAAAGTTATCTGACCAAGATTTATATCCATATATCTCCTTAAGCCTTTATTTCAGTTATTGTTATACTTGACCCTGCAACTCCACCTAAAACTCTCGAACCACCCGAACCGTTAAAAGTGGTAGTCGGGCCGTAGCCGTTGCCAATTCTAACTTTAAATGTAGTTGTACTTATTGTTCCTGCCGTCATATAGTAACTAATATGTCCCGTTAGAGGATTACCTTGAGCACCAACCATAGTAGATGCCGCTAAAGCCCCAGCTGTTGAGTCTTGAAATAGCCCCATAATAACTAACCCTGCGGCACTTGCAGAAGAAACAGCATCTACTTCAATCTTTAATTTATTTGTAGCTGATGTTGGAGTAATAGCAAGTGTCATATACTCATCACCAGCAGTATTTTGTGGGATAGCATCTGCCCCAGACATAACTGTCGAGCCTGAAGCAACCGCACCTGTTTGATAATTTACTACTTGAATAACTTTACCCGCAGATACATTTGTAAGTTGTGAACCATTAACCGCTGGAAGTTTTGAGTTTGAATCAAGCACCACTACACCCGAAGCGGCATTTGCGTTAGCGGTTGAACCTGTTCCGCCTTGTCCTGTCGCTAAAGGTAAAGATAAAATTGTCTGATATAAACTATCGAAATATGTCTTTAATGTAGATTTTATACTCGACCATAAGGTTTTCTTCATCTTCAAGGCGTCCGCGCTATCTTCTAATAGCAGGAGATCATTGTCGGCGGGCGTAGTCTTGGCAGGCAAAGCAGTTAAGCCTCCGGCACTCGCTATATTCCCTGTCGCGCCAGTAGGCCCGGGAACGCCCGCGCTCGCCTTAGAATCTACCTGCTGTATAGCCATACCAAGCCTGTCTACGGCTTCCTGTGCGGCGCTTGCCACGTCAACGGCTGATACTTCGGCGGTGATGTCTATAGGTTGGGTGAGGGCTTCGACGCGGCGTAATTCTAAAGTCCACAAACTTGGGAGAGCCGGCATAAGACTTGCGGGTGTTGGGTATGTAACGGTTGCGTGCGATACATCTATGCTGTAAGAGGCAAGGACTTGACTTTCGACATTTGTAGGACTAATTAGCCAAACCTCTATGTCGCTACCATCAACCGTGCTTATTTGAAATGTGTATGTAAAATCTGTCGTCAATCCATTTCCGGCAAAACTGCATTTTGTATTGAGAGAACTTAGCATTGACTTTTCTCCTGTTATTGTGCTTTCTTTAAATACGCATTATATTTATCATTCCATATATCTTCATCTGTTCTTGCTCCAGTCGCTCCCGCCAATAATCTATTAACTTTCCTATCCTTAAAAGCGACATTATTTACAGCGCTTGGAATAGCGCGAGATGTCGCAAATTGTGTCATATACTTTTGTATCCCTTTTACCATATTGCTCCCGGTAATTGAATGAATTAATTTACTGGCTTCGTCTATGCCGGGGGCTTCCTGTAATACTCTAGACGCTCCGGCAACATATCCTAATGCCTTTTCCGCGAGGTTCCCGTCCATTCCTTTAGCCATCATAAAACCCGCTAACGACGGAGAAAGAAGGCTTATATAATCCGAGCTAATCCACCTATCTCCGATTTTCACAAAGTGTTTACCGAATTTATCGGTCATAAAATCTTCTTTTTTAAATTGGCTGGCTATTAAAGCGGAAACTGCCATTGTTCCACCTATACGCATAAGACTTTGTATTCCCTTATGGAATTGACTCATTCCTTCGTAGCGTGTTTCCATATCTTCTGAGTTCATCTTGACCCTGCCTTGCCAAGCGTCTTTTAAAGCCCACGGCAATCCACCACCAGCGTTCTCTAATCCATTTGCGATAGCATTCGCTGGTATCTTGGCTATGGGAACGATTAAGTCTCCGAGAGGAAGGTTAGGAATTACTTTGTTCAGAAAATTCTTTGCTCCTAAAGACAATCTAGACACCCAAGTTTCATTTGTAGCGGTAATCCGAGCCGCCTGCTGTTGACATATTTTTCTTAAAGCTTCTCCTTCGGGAGTTTTTGGTTCTATCTTAACGGCGTCTTTTATTAGTTCAGCCGATCTTGTCTTATGCTCAGCACCTGATAACCCTTCAAGTTTCGCCATATCACTTGACGCAAGGTTAGCCATATCAAGAAATGCTTTTTGATAGAATTTATCAAACATTACCTGATGTTCCCACTTAATAGCGATTGTATTGGATACTTCCGCTACCTTACCAACACCCTTCAAAACTGCTTTCGCTACCTTACCGCCTGTAGTATGCCCTCCGGGGATATTAAAGCTCTCACCTTTACCTAACATATGAGAGTCATCAAGTCTCTCCATCTTTAAAGGATTCCTGCCTGTAGTATTGGAAAAATCCTGAGCTTGCTTATACAGTTGTTTGATTAATTCGGAGTTTGGACCGCCTAAAGACATACTGCCCAATCTTCTTGATATATTATCCATGATAGTATTGGTTACTTGCCCAGCGGTAGCTTTTATTGGTATGGATGGATTCATCAATAGGTTATTTCTACCTATTACAGTCAGGTCTTTTAAAAGAGATTTAGCGATTGTGGTAGGTTTCTGTGATTCTACATAACTATTGAGTTCATCCTGAGCTTTAATATATTCTTTGCTAGCCCCAAAAGTATCATCAGGATTTTTTAATGCGTCCGCTTTGGAGCTCAACTCAAATATCTTATTTGCCACATCTCTCGATATGTGGAATCCCATTATTTTATCGGCTACGCCGCCAAGATAGGACTCGTGTTCTTTAGGGCTGAATATACGCTCCTGTTGTTTGGCCCGATAATTACTCAAGTCCTCTTTAGCTTGTTCGATAGCATCAGGGCTATATTTACCGCTTTGAGTGAGTTTACTTATGACATTCTTTAATCCTAAAAGCCTATTTTTCAGAATAAGCTTTTCCTCAATCATAGTAGCCACATCCTCGGAGTTTTTGCCTACATACGGTTCTAATTTAGCCGTAAGTTTGTCATGGTCAAGATTAAGAAGGTCGGATATTTTAATATCCTTATCTTTCAAGGCTTTTTTAAGCTCTTCCGCGGCGTAAGATGGCAAACACTTAATCATATTTATTCCTTAACATTTTATGCTCTCTAAAAAGTTGTCCCATTTCATTTCTTCTTTATCGAGGTTGATTTTCTTAGACTCAGATGTCATCTCTTTCTCTACTTTAATACGTTCCTTGCCGCCCTCCTTGCCTCGTGATTCCCTCAACGCTTCTCTTAATTCA